AGTCAGCTTTAGCTGACTTCTTTCTGCCAGAACCATTACTGGTCCTTTGGATATAAATTATGAGATTTGGGACTCCTAGAATCCGTTGATTCTTTGAGATGCCGCCGGGCTTGCCAAAGAAATATAAAATATCATTTATGATATTTTGTATAATTAAATTACGAAGAATTCAAATCAATCAAGAAAACATGCGGTTCACACTACCCGTATTTATATAGGCTCTGTGAACACTTTAAAAATGACATGAAATAAATTAGTTTTAATTATAATACTACACACAACTTTATTAGTAGTAGGACAGTTTAGATGAAAAATATTTTGTGCGTTTATTCCCTTTGAAAAGGAAGAGATGCGTTCTCCTGAACGAAGAAAAATTCTAAAACTCGGTTCTGACCGGGGTCAAAATGACGTGTAGAAGATTTATTTCTGGCGGTATCCTTTGTGTTAAGTGTGTACGCCGCACATAGTGAGATTATCCCCGATCACTATGGTCCCCAAGGAAATATTTACAAAGCAATAAACTTTGATGTTAAAATAATGAAATTAAAGCAAGGTTTAATTATAGAAACAATTCTTTAGTACCTAGACGAATCTTGTATTTCATAGGCATGGAGCAGTAGTGCATTGTATGGTAACATGCGTGTATTACCGTGTCGGCTCTTCGAGAGCTTCTAGGATTAGCGGGCTTAGATGTGAAATGTTATTTTGAAATACAAGAGGATCCTGTGGGAACTTTTTGAGGGTCTATAAGGTAGACGACGGACTTTTAAGTTCAAATACAGTCTTAGCTGGTCTAAAATTTCGCATGCGTGTAACCCCACGGATAGCGGATTCATACCTGGATGTGAATTAAGTAAATCTAAAGGTATGGCTGTACTCTGGCTAACTTGGTGAAGGGCTCAAGAAGATGTCCTAAAAATTCCTTATATCGCAGACAACACTAAGAATTAACTCAAGCTATTTAAAAACTTTGAAAAATTCTTACACATATTATTCCAAATAAAATATTACAATTATTAAAAATGGCATTGACATTTGATCAACAATTAAATATCCTTTCAAAAGGATTTGAGACAGTAGTGCACGAATGTAATCTTACAAAGATTATTCATTATCATTTTGTTGGAGCTCCATTTAGAGGGTTGGTTTCACATGATATTCAAAAGAAACGTGATGACGAAAAAATTCAGAAGAATGTAGCAAAACATCCAAAAGCAAATAAGATTCCATTGAAGGTTTCTTACAATGATGACGAAGGTTGGAAAATGGTTTATGAGCTTGCAGAATTATCTATTGCAGAAACGTATGTGGTCGAAGAAATAATAAAAAAACAGCGTATTTTCTTGACATCAAGAGTAATTACACAGGATCCTTTTGATCCTAATCCCCACATTTTCAATTTAGAACGAGAAATCATATTTGGAGAAGAAAGTTGTAGAGCACGTCAGGAATTAGCAAAACATCGCAATAAACTCATTCACGCATTAAATGGAAACATATATCAAGTAGGAGATACTTATGTATCAGATGGAGTGGTTTACTTATGGACCGAAGAGCAAATCAAGAGTAGAATATTACAACAATATCAACATAGTTTAGGGTTGAAAAAACCTGCTCAAGATATCGATTATGTGAGCTTATTGAATGAACTCGATATGTATGAAAATAAAAAACTTACTTTGAGTTTTGAAATGATGACACCAACATCTGGACGAGCTGCAATGATTGTACGTGATGATTATGTTTGTGCTTATGGTACTGGTAGTAATAAAAAGAAAGTGAAACTTCTTTCGAGTTATAAACTTTTGAAGAAGTTATTGTCAAGTTATTATTTTGGTATAACATCTAATTTAAAAATGAAATTATCAGGAATTTTCATTGTAGAAACACCAAAAATGCAGAGTGAGTTTAAAGAAGACACAAGGCGTAATAGTAAAACAATAAAACATGACAATTCAAAACGTTCAATTCTTTTACAAAATAAGGGTCATGAGAAGTTTGCACGAAAACATGCTGATAATGAAGAATATAAAAGATTGCAGAAAATATATTCAATACAGCGTAAACAAGAGAAAGTTAAGACTGATGCAATAATTGCACAATTACAGAGTTTAGATGGTAATGATATTGCAGATTTAGAATGGAAAGTTCCAGTTAATGTCACATTTGGTGATTTTCAAGAAATTATTGATTCAATGGAGAATTTCTTCTCAGATGATGTGAAGAAGTTAGTTGATTGGGTTTCAGTACTCAATTGTTTATATTTACTTTATTCAAATCCAGATTTAATGGTTAAATGGAATGCGTGTGATAATTTGAGAAGGATTTTAGGAATTAAGACTATGTCAGTTGCAGTTTTTGCAAGTTTAATATTGCATGTTTGTAAACAATTGGGCTTTGTTGTAAATGACACACATCCAAAAGTTCAATCATTTGAGCCATCTTCAACTCTATCGATTATAATAACATTAGTTTTGACAATTTTATATAGAAATAATCCAAAAGCATCAACAGTAGAAGTTTTAGTAAATTCTTGTAAAGATTTACCTCTTGCCACCAAAGGTGTTGGTCTACTGGAAGAAGTTGTTAAGAGAGTGTGTGATTATGTCAAGGGAGTTGAGAATTTAGATGACATTATACCAAAGACACTTAAAAGAATGAAGCAGAAAGTAGAGGAGTTGAGTACGAAACAAGGAATTTTACTTTTAACAACAGACGAAGCAACATTTTTGGAAATTTGTAAATTGAGGATGGAAATTATTGAATTGTCATCAATGATCGATTCGCGATCAGAATATTATCAGAAATTTTTAGTTTTGAAAGGATACATTAATAATATGTATACAATAGCACAACGTTCACCAGTTGCAGGTTGTGGTAGGAGGAAAAGACCAGTTGTATTCCATATTTGGGGTGATGCTGGTATTGGTAAATCACGTATTATTAATTTAGTTTCGGCAGATACAATATCAACAATTTTAAGTCTTGAAGGTTATACAGATAAAGATATGGATGAAGCACTTGATTGTTATGATCAATTTGTATATTATAGACCAGTTGGAGTTCAATATGAACAGAATTTTATTTCGACACGAGCAAAGATTTATGTCTGTGATGATGCGAATCAAGTAGATGCAAAATATTTACAACATGGAACACCTTTTCCACAGGCTATGATTCATTTGAATAACGAACACGATCATATGTTGCCTGTTGCAGAATTGGAAATGAAAGCACAAGCGTTATTTAAATCTGCACTTATAATAGCAACAGATAATAAACAAACACCCGATTTATCATATTTGCAATGTCCAGAAGCATATCATCGTCGAATTGATTTTTCGTTTAAAATGGTTTTAAAAGAGGAATTTTCCAAATTGCATAAAGGAACGAGAATGGTAGACATAACACAATTGAATTTAACATCACCGAATGAACACATTTATGAATTTCATAGTGGAGGAAAGATATACTCATATGTAGAAATAATTGCAATGCTTAGAAATGAATTGAGAGATGTTCATAAACGTTTTAAGGAAGAATCTGTAGTTTATAAAACTAGAGCAAAAGATACAAGAGAAAATATGCGTACAACACCAGACGAGACGGCGCCAGAATATGTTGCAGATATTGTACAAAATGCAATGAGACCAGGACGAATTCAGAAATATACGACACGATTTCGTCAAGCAATGGGAATGAAAATAGAATCACAGCCTGTGAAGGATGATGTTGTTATTAATATGGAGCATGTCGAGGAACCTAAACCAAGCACATCAAATGCAAAATTAGAAGTGGCAGCGACACAATCATTTTTCTCAAGAAATATTTTCCCACATGTAGAATTTGAATATATAAGACCACCACACAGAACTTGGTTTAACGCATTTATGCTTAGTTTTATTTTTCCATTTTTGCCAGATTCTTGGGCAGAAAAATTAAATAACTTTTTCTTTGGAAGAACGCCTGAGGATAAACAAAATAGGAAAATAGTTCTGGCAACAGCAGCATTTTTAGTCACATCTTTTGCGGCATATAAATTATATCAGAGATATTATCCAAAAACAAAGAAGAAAGTGAAGAAACAGAGTGTTAATTTGACAAAGATTGAGGTTCTGGAGACGAAAAAGAGAGAACTTGAAAATGAGATTGAGAAGCTTGGAGAGGAAGAAATCGACACGCAAAAATATAATGATGGTCAGCCAAAATCAGTTAAAGCCAAAGATAAGATGCCATCAGAAAAACCCGTTGTTGTTGTTCCAGTTTTTAAATCAGAAAGTATAGTAAATACAGATGTTACTAAGATAGACATTAAAGAATATGTGAATTCATCAGATTCACAATTAGCATGTCCGTTAGCATATAGAACAGAAAAGATGGTTTTACAAAATATGTATGTTATGGTCTTGGAATACAAACGACAGGGACAGTGGAATTATGGTATATTGAGGGGCACATTTATCAATGATAGATTATTAATAACAAATCGTCATTTCTTTTCGATAAGTGATGAGGAATATAAAACTGCAGTGGTATCATTATTTAATCCTTTTAAAGAATATATTAGAATACAAACTTCGGCATTATCAGTCATGTCTTTTGCACATGAAGACGAAAGAGAAAGTTTATATTATGATTTGATAGCAATTAAATTTCCAGATTCAGTTAAGAGTCATATTGATTTAACAATGAGAACAGATTTAGAATATAATTTTATTAAAATGGAAGATATGGATAAGATTTTACATCAGAATGTCACCATGGTATCACTATGTGAAGCTGTAGAATTTGAGAAGATTAAAGGAATTGATACTATTGCAAAGAATGCAGAATGGTTATTAACAGCAGAAAAGCAACGTTTAACAATTAAGTCAGTGAATAAAGAACCATTGCGAGCAACAGATCCAAATGGTGAAATGTTATACACTTGGAAGACTGTATCATATGATGCACAAACTATACCAGGTTCATGTGGAAGTATTTTAGTTTCAAATTCATCGAATGAGGCGGGTAAGATTATTGGAATCCATATGGCAGGATATTGTATGACAGATGATGCATTTGGACAATTGATAACATGCGAAATGATTAAAGCTATAAAGCCATATTGTCAAATGATGTATAAACCAGGAAAAGCAGTAACAATTTTGCCAAACGATTTTCCGATCATAGATGTGATTAGTAGACCACTTTATATGCCATCAGAGACGAAAATAAGACAATCAATTTGTTATGGAGAAATAACAGAAACAAAGAAAGCACCAGCAAAATTAAAATATGGGAAAAATGAAGAACATGGTGCAGCGATTTCTATTAAGAAATATTTAAATCCTAGTTATTATATGTCGGAAGAGGATAGTGCAATTTGTCGTGCATATATGTATTACCATTTTAAACCAGTTAGAAATGTTGTTCAAATGTCAAGAGAAGTGGCGATACGTGGTATTGAGGGAAATCAATATATTCAAGCTATAAATCGTATTTCAAGTGCAGGATATCCATTAGCTTCAGAAACAAAAAAGACGGGAAAACAAGAATATTTAGGGAAAGATGATGTATTTATATTTGATCATCCTAGATTAACACAACTTTTGGATGAAATTCTTGAGAATATAGATGAAAATAAACGACCAGAAATTTATTTTACTGTAACAATGAAAGATGAACTTCGAAAATTGGACAAGCTTTTGGCACGAATTTTTGCGGCAGGACCAGTGCAATACACAATATTATTTAGGGAATATTATATTGATTTCTTCGCAGCCACTATGGAAAGAAGAATTTTTAATACATCACTTATAGGAATTAATATGTTAAGTTCAGACGTTGATGTCCTTGTTAAATATTTACTTGAGGTGACACATCCTTCAGAGTGTGCATTTTTAGCAGGTGATTTTAGAAATTTTGATGGAACATTAATGTCTTGTTTATTATGGGAAATTTATGAAATAATTGAACAATTTTACGGTAGGGAAAGTAAGATAACACGAGCACTTTGGCTCGAGATTACAGATTCACGTCAAATTTTTGGAAGTGCAGTAGCTCATATAGCTGCTGGACAGCCTTCAGGAAATCCAGCAACAACTTTTATTAATACAATGTACAATACTTCACTTTTATATTTAGTAATTTCGAAAATTTTACTTGCAGTTGGAACATCTGAAGCTTTTGAAATTCGCGTTGATTTAACAAAACATTTTAGAGTAGTAACTTATGGTGACGATAACCTTATGTCGTTTTCACCAAAATTGAAAAGATTAATAGCACCTGCTAGAATAACAGAAACAATGAAGACACTTGGCCATACTTATACCAATGATGCAAAAGATGGGAAAGAATTAGAATACAAGTATCTCTCAGAGGTATCCATTTTGAAAAGATCGTTTTCATTAGATAAATTACATGGATGGATAGCACCTTTGGAATTACCTTCCATACTTGAATGTTTGAATTGGGATAAAGTAGACACACGGAAACGAGAGGAAAAACGAGCGCAAACTATAGTCAATATGCGTGTGGCAATTCGAGAATTAAGTCTACACACGCAAGAAATATTTGAAAAATACAGACAATTAATTCTAACTTCAGCTGAGAGGCATGGACTAATATTACCACCAGAATGTAGGTTTTCACAAAGTGATTTGCGAAATATGACAAGGAATGGCGATAATTTATTTTATTTCTCCGATGATTTCAGTGTAATCACTGATCATAAGCTACGTCAGAGTATTTACTTGGAGCAAGACGATAACATGCTCAACGAAATTCAAGACCTTTGGCCGCGTCTTGAAATGAAACAATGGTCAGCAACAGAACAAAAAAATGAAAATCAATCAAGCGAAGTTACAAATCAACAAATTGTAACATACGACAAAGAAACGACCTTTTTAGAGGAGACAATTCCAGGAGAAAGAAAATTATCAGAAGAGAAATTGTATCAATTTGAAGAAATTAGAGATCATGCAGTTAGAGATATTATAAGCAGAGTTTATAACGTAACGACAATAACAGTGCCAACAGGTGGATTGCCAGGTGATGTATTATATACTTTCGACCCTTTAACTACTTTATTAAGTCAAACAAATGTAAGAGCAAAATTAGCAAAGTTCGCTGCAATTAGAACTAATATAGTAATTAGAACTTTAATCACAACAGCGCGAACATGTTCAGGAGCGATTATGCCACAGTATATTCCACCATTAGGCACACAACGAGTATCAACTCTTCTTCAACAGTCACAATCAATTAGACAGGTTATACCATTATCAACAGGAGGTCAAGTAGATATAACAGCACCTTGGGTGGATGCGTTTTTAGCGAGGAATTTGGCAACATCAACAGGAAGTCTTGGAACTTTTAGAATTTCAAGAGTAACACCATCACAAATTGATTCTTTTCGAATCAAGATTCAAATTTTCTGCCCAAAAGAAACATTGCGTGTGGAATATCCTACTTTTATTGATCAACTGACTCGTGTGGTAGATCTCAAAGTGGAAAAGGAAAGAATTGAACAGTTAATTGAAAGAATGGAAGCAAAACCGACAATTCATGTTACACCAATTTATCCAAGATTGCAAATGAATTCTCTAAGAAATATTGTTCAGAAGTTATCGACGATGGTGCCAACACATACTCCATCAGAGGCACCTATAACAGCAGTGAAATGGCAACCAGGAATGGGATTATTGAATGATAAGGCAGAGGTTCCAATGCATAATTTGACAATTAATAAACAACAGTGTGTTGATACAGCGAATGGACAGTTTGGATCAAGTATTGATGAAATGGAGGTTGAAAAAATTATGAACAGTGAGAATATTATAGGAGTTTTTCCACTAACAACATCAGATGTAGTTCATACTGTATTATATGCACGTCCTTGCACCATAACAGATTTTATTGGTTCAACAGCAGGAACACCAGCAGTAACAACAATGTCAATTTCTCATCAAACATTTGTAGCATCTATGGCACA